ACTTTGATAAAATTAAAGACAAAAAGAAGCAATATTGGGTTAAATATAAAAATGAATTAAATATAATAAATAAAGAAAAATCGGCTATTTACAGAAAAAATAACATTGAAAAAGTTAGAGAATCAGCTAAAAAATGGGCTAAAGAAAATAGAGATAAACAAAGGGAATACGCTAATTATAGATATAAAAATGATGTTAAATTTAATTTAACTATAAAGTTAAGACGAAGGTTATTTATGTCATTAAAAAGGGCAAAAGCAAGTAAAAAGAAAGCAAACATACCAGAAGGTAAAGAACCATTAATTGGCTGTGATTTCTGTATGCAATTTGATTATGACGAACCTCATGTAATTGGAGCAAGTCCAGATGAACATGGAGCAATTGAATTAGTGATAAAATCTTACATGGATGCGGGTGTAACTTTTGTATGCCCAACGACAGGTAAAAAATTAAGAATTTACGCGCGCCCATTATCAGATGCAGGTAAAGCAATTTTAGGTGAACCAGAAACTAAATAAAATGACAGCAGTACAAGAATTAATTAAAAAGATTAAGGTAAGAATACCATTCTTTCAGTATAGTGTTTATCAAGATGATTTTGATGCAGCAGTTGAAATTTTTATGGGTTTCTTCTATTTGTAATAAATATTCTCTTGCTTTTTCTACCTTGTATTGTATTTTTAAAATATCATCTTCGTTTCTATCTACATTGTATAGCAATACTCTTTCTGCGATGTCTATATCATCAAACTTCATGTTAAATTCTAGCTTCATTGCTTCCTTTACAAATTCAGGGCTATCTTCGGAAATGACATCCATCTTTTTTAATAGATAATATTTCTCTTGCTCAATGATGCTATCCGGAGTGTTGGATAAGCAGTATGCAATAGTTCCTTTAACAGTTCCCGTAAGCCACATGTAAGACATTAATTGCCAATAGTATTGACTATCTAACTTATCTGGTATATTACCTAAAAATGTCCAAAGATCATAGCTAGATTTTACATCAATGATTTCGTTCCCGTTAATTATATCGGGTAATCCTGTGATAAAATCGTTCTTAAATCTTTCTTCATTCTTTTCTAATGGCTTTTTCAAGTATTCCGATAGCATTTCAATAGAATTACCTTCTACTTCAATACCCTTTTTCATTTGTTTGGTTTGAATATCTCGTTTGCGACCATACTTTTCAGTAATATAAACATCCAATAAATGTTTCTGTGCTGTTTTAGAAAGTAACCCCGCTTCTTTATCAGCTTTAGATACAGGTTCCGTCATCAAGTACCCTACAGAGCTAGCCCTTATAAGGGTATCGTTAAAATTTATCATAGTTTATTTTTTTATACCTAGCAAAGGTTTTTCCTTTTTGTGTTACAGTGTCTGTTGCAATATTTATTCCATCTCTTCTTAAATCTGAAATTCTAGCCGCAAGTCTAAAACATCCAAATTTAGTTAAAGCCTCAATAGCAGTTAATGATCTTCCTGAACTTAAATATTTTTCAATTTTTGTTTTGTGAGATGCTTTCATTATTTAATGGTTTTTAGTTTTTTATTGTAGTGTTCTAAAATTTCTGAATTGCTTTTTGCCATCAACTCCCAAGCTCTTAATTCTTCTATTGTTTTGCAAGAATCAATAAACTCTTTGGTTTTTTCAGCTAATGTTTTTTTAGATTGCGTAGGGATAACCTCTTCATAAATGCCCTCATCATTAACGCCTAAAAATTCAGAAAGGTCTTTTAATCTTTTTACATTTTCAGCATGGTATTGCTCTACTAGTTCTCTTGCGATGTCTAAAGCTTTATTAGCTGACTCGCCTTGGTTAATGGCAAATTCAACACCTATTTTTTCAGATGAGTAATTGCCTAGGTTAAATGTTCTTTGGTAAACGATAGTTTGTATGTGCATAGTTTTTATTTTATTCTGGTTACGATAGTTTTTTCATCTATTGATTTAACTTTAAATAGTTTATCATTGTTTCCTTTTTTCTTTTTTAAGTTGGAAACCATCACCATTACAGATGTGTACGGGTTATTTAACCTTAAATGTTCTCCTATTTTTAGATCGGCGACTTTGCTAGAAACCGAGTCTGGGGAAATGCTTCTTGCCATGTTTTTATATTTTCAACAAAATTAATTTAATTAATTTAATTAAAAAAATAAATTTAATTAAATTTATGTATATTTACATTTCATACGCATAGAGTAAAGGTTAACGAATCCCCCTTTCGTTTCTACGATGAGGGGCTTTTTTTATGTCCGAAGTTTCCATCATAAGTGGTAATTAATGGAACTAATGAGGCGATAATGCGACATTTACGGCTCATTGAGTAAAATAACTCATTCCATTGAGTAAAGCTATTTTGCCCTTGCTTGATATACATAACCCATAGTTGCTAAAGCCTTGTAAAGCGTTCCTGTCGTTATTCTACCTTGAGCATCTCTCCTTTCCATATCCATAACACCTTGTTTAGTGATACCAAGTTTTTGACCAAGTTCTTCCATACTCCAATTCTTTTCAAGTCTAGTTTGTTTTATTAATCCTATTGGACTCAATTTTTCTTCGGTTAAACCATACTTCCACATTAAATCCTTATCTAATGCTTCAACAAATCTTTCTATTTCATCATTATAGAAAAACCATTCGCCATTAGATGAAAGATGTTTAAAGGCATCGTGATAATTTTTTTCATCTACTTTGTTCCCTTTAATTAGTGCTAAAGTTTCTAGCTTAACTGGGCTAGACACTTGCAGCTCTTGAAATCTCTTTTTAAATCGGCTAGTGTAACCAATTTTAACATAATCTAATTGTTTAACAATATAAATCATAACTTTACTTTTTAGCAAATATACGCAAAAGTAAAGTAATAACTTTAAGTTTGTAAACTAATAGGTTTACATTTTTATATATTAAGGTAACAATACTACCTAAAGTTCTCTAATAGCAAACTTTATCAATCACAAAAGTTGCCTTATTGGACAACTTTGAGCCGTATTTGAGCGATAATCGGCTCACTTATGAACGATAAAAACCCCCTATCTTTTTAAAATAGGGGGCGAAACTATAAACCTTACAAACTATGATAACCACCGTAAAAATACAAATTATTTTTCAATAAATTTCTTTTTTACCAAGTTCAGCTTTGCCCTGTATTCTAGGATCAAACCTTTTAGCTCATCTCTTGTAGGTCTTACTGGTTGTCTTGCTGTTTCTCTTAAATATTCAACTAAAGCTCCATTCTCTTCATGTAGCTTATGTTCAAACTCTTCAATATTACCTGTTTTAAAGTAATTACATTCCATACATTGTGGTCTGCAATTTTCTTCCATCCATCTAGTTGCTAAATTACCCCTGCTCATAAAATGTCCGCATTGTATTTCTGCAACTTTGTGTTTACCACCACAAGTATAACATTCTACCATACCTGTTTTATCAGCATATCTATTTCTTAAATATTGACTAAACACATGGTCTAAATCTGAAGTTAAATTTTTAAAACTTTCAGAATCATCTTCAAATTCTTCCATTCTCTTTTGCGTGGATTGCACCGTAGCGCATTGCTTACACATCTTTTTAGAAAACCAGTAATCAATGTTACCACAATTAACACAACGCTTTTTCTTTGTTATTATTGTTGAATTTCTCATATTAAAAAGCTTTAATTACACCTTCTTTTATTTTTAATCTATATTCTTTACCTGTTTTAGAAACGCAGTCTTTACAATTTTGATAAAGCTTATCTCTTGTTTTTGCATCTTTAGAATATTCATAAAGAGGTTTTTCTTTTTTACACTTGTAGCATTTTTTCATAGTTATTTATTATAAGTTTGATTGTAGTATCTTTCTCCCCAAGTTGTTTTATCTTCAAATGCTGAATTACAAGCATCTATTATCTGCTCTTTTTCTTTTTCAAGTAAATTAGTAGCTATTCTTAACACTAATGGGTTCATAGGGTATGCTTCAATTAGTTTAAGCTCATCAATTAACTCTTGCATTGCTGTTTTCATTTCTTTTTTGGTTTTTAGTTACAGGTTTAAATGTTTGTTCTTTTCTTTTATCAGTCATATATAGACCTTTAAGTTGCTCTTTAAACTTTTCTTTTTCTTTTGGTGTAATGTCAGGATGGTATTTGATTCTTGCTAATACATCTTCTGCTGGGATAAATGTTTCCATATTATTTTATTTTATGTAGTTTTCCATCAATAAATTTATATTCCCCAACAAACTCACCATTTCTCCATACCTCAATGATCATATCTAATCTTTTAGCCATCTCATATATTAATTCTCTATTTTCCATATTTTTCTTTTAAACCTTCAATTATATGCCAAGATTCTATTTCTTTTTCTGATTTGGTAAAATCTCCAAACCAAATTGCTCTTTCTAGTCTATCTTTTTGTTGTTCTCTTTTAATTATCATTACCGATTCAAAAGTATTAGGGCTATTACATACCATACTTAACTCCATCTTTAATCTTTCATTTTCTTTAATTAATTCTGATTTTAACATAGGTTATTTGTTTTAGCAAAGATAATTAATTTAATTAAAACACAAAATAAAATTATGGAAAAATAAATTTTGTAATTAAAAATATTAGTTATTACTTTGTGCTTCAATCAAAAAACTTATGGAAAAACCAAATGTAAAAGATAAAATCTTGTTGTATCTAGAGCAAGAAGAACGACCATTAGCTTGGCTTTCAAGGAAAACAGAGATACCATATCCTACTCTTTATTCAATTTTTGTACAAAGGATTATGAATCTTTCAGATAAGAATCTAGCAAAGATTAATGAAGCAATGGAAACTGATTTTATAAACGATTAATTACAAAAAGATGGCTAAAAGATTTACCGACACCGAAAAGTGGAAGAAGCCCTTTATAAGGGGCTTACAAGGGGCTTATAAGCTCCTTTGGCTGTATATTTGTGATGACTGTGATCATGCAGGTATTTGGCAAGTTGATATTGAGGTTGCTGCAATAAGAATTGGTGAAAAAATAGATATAAAAGATGCAATTAATAGCTTTGGCGATAAGATTGTAATTTTTGACAAAGGAAATAAATGGTTTATACCATCATTTATAGAATTTCAATATCCTTCTGGCTTAAATCCTGAAAATAGAGCGCACAATAGTACAATCATATTGCTTGAAAAATATAAACTTCTAGATAAGAATAATAAGCCCCTTACAAGCCCCTTGAAAGGTGCTATGGATATGGATATGGTTATGGTTAAGGATAAGGATATGGTAAAAGAGTCGGGAATTCATTTTTTATGGGAGAAAGAAGATATTTCTGAATTATGGAAACAATGGAAAGATTATAAGTTTAAGCAGTTCAGGTTTAAATATAAAACTTTACAAAGTGAACAAGCATCTTTTGATAGTTTAATGAAATTATCAGACAAAAAATTAGAAATTGCTGATGAAATAGTTAAACAATCTATGGCAAATGGCTGGAAAGGCTTCTTTGAGCTTAAAATAAGCCAAAATAAGCCATCTTCTTCCAAGATTGGCAATAAGTATCAGAACGAATTAGAAACCGCTAGAAACGCTTTTAAACCAATATAAACGATGATTACCATTTTTAAGAACATTTTTTCAAAAGAACCAAATTACATTTCAGTTCAAGCTGCGCTAAATAGGATACAGCAAGGTAAAAGTAAAACAACAGTAGAGGAAATTAGAAAAACGATTGATAAAGAGAAGGCAAATAAGATAAAATTAAACCTTCCATCCATTTGTTTTAG